TACCTTCAACAAAAGCTACATTAAAAACTTATTGCCTCAGAGCTCTTGGTTATGGTGTAATTGATATCAATGTTTCAGACGATCAAGTAGATGACCGTCTAGACGAAGCACTACAATATTTTGCTCAATACCATTATGATGGTATTGAAAAAATGTATCTCAAACATTTGATTACTACAGCAGAAGTAACTCGGGCTCGTTCTGATACCTCAACTACTGGAACCGATGTAGTAGATACTGACATAACTGCAACATGGAAAGAAGGGAATAATTTTATTCCAATTCCAAGTGCTGTTGTTTCTGTTGTGAGAGTGTTTCCATTCACTGATACTGGTGGTGGAAGCAGCATGTTTGATATTCGTTACCAATTACGATTAAATGATTTGTTTGACTTTTCTTCAACATCAATTATTCAATATCAAATGACAATGGATAATATTGATTTATTATCAAATATACTTGTTGGTGAAACACCTATTCGGTTTAACCAACATCAAAATCGACTTTACATTGAAATGGATTGGGCAAATGATGTAACTGCTGATGTGGATTATCTCATAATTGAATGTTATAGAAAATTGGACCCTACCACATATACTGACATCTATGATGACGTTTATATAAAAAGATATGCAACTGCGCTGATTAAAAAACAGTGGGGAGCTAATTTAAGTAAATTTAATGGGGTTACTATGTTGGGTGGAGTTGCGATGAATGGGGAAACACTTTACACGCAAGCAATTGAAGAACAAACTAAGCTTGAGGAAGAAATTAAACTTGCCTTTGAGTTACCAATAAACTATATGATAGGTTGAAACACACACTATGGCTGTCAATTCACTTTTTCACACAAGCAATCTTCACTCCATTGCTACTGAAAGAAATTTATATAGTGATCTTATAAAAGAAGCTATACAGATTTATGGCCATGATGTTTATTACATGGATCGAACTCTTGTTGGTGAAGATATGGTGCTGGGTATAGATTCAATTTCACAATACAAGAATCAACACCCAATTGAAATGTATATGGAAGATGCCGACGGTGGATTTGCTGGTGAAAAAGAATTGATGAATCAGTTTGGTTTACAGAATTTAAGTGAAGCAATATTTGTTGTAAATAAAGAAAGATTTCAAGAGCTAGATGCTCAAGTACAGATTGAGTCTGGAACGGATACTAGTTCTAGTGGTTCATTATTGTTAGAGGCGGGTAGTGTCGATCAATCATCTTCTGCATCAACTCTAACTACTGTTACTGGGGATAATAATTTTTACATTATTCAAGATATTGCTGTAACAGATGCTGATAGGCCGCAAGAAGGTGATGCAATTTATCATCCAGTTCTTGATAAAATGTTTCAGGTTAATTTTGTAGACCATGATGAACCATTTTATCAGTTAGACAATAATCCAGTATATAAATTACATTGTCGCTTGTATGATTATAGTTCTGAAGTTATCGATACTGGTATTACAGCTCTTGATGCAATTGAAACTGAACATTCTCTAGATGCACTTGTTCATCAATTTACTCTGGAACAATCTTCAGCGGTTAACGAAGAGATAAGATTAGAATACACACCAGAACATGAATTGTTATTAATAGACTCAACTGATGGGTCTGCTGATGCTGGTGATAATATAATCGGTGAAGATGATACACAATCCGTTGGCGAAAGTATTATGCTTGAAAGGCCTGCTGATACTGGTGATGATCAATATCTCATTCAGGAAGACTATATAGTTGGTGATATGAGTACCGATATGACATCACAAAATGAGTATTTCGAAACTCAAAGTCGGCCGATTTTAGATTTCAGTGAATCAAATCCATTTGGAGATGCAGGGAGTAATTCATAATGCTAGGAACTCAATTTTATCACGAAACCATACGAAAAATAGTTATTTCTTTCGGAACATTGTTTAATGATATCAGTCTTGTTCGTAAGGACAATTCTGGAACAATAATACAAACTATGAAAGTTCCTCTTGCTTACGGGCCAAGAGAAAAGTTTCTGGTGCGTTTGCGAGAAGATGCTGATTTAACGAAACAGGTTGCTATCACACTTCCTAGAATTGGATTTGAAATTAAAGACCTTTCTTATGATCCATCAAGAAAATTGAGTCGGGTGCAGAAATTTAAGAAAGTCAAAGGTGCAAATACAAAACAACTAGACACGCAATATATGCCTGTACCATACAATTTAGACTTTGAATTGTATGCCATGGCAAAGCAGTCTGATGATGCTTTACAGATTGTGGAACAAATTCTTCCCTACTTTCAACCAGATTATACTCTTACTATTAACGATATGTCAGACATGGGAATTAAGAAAGATGTTCCTATCATTTTGAACAGTATATCATATGAAGACAATTATGATGGAGATTTTGTTTCTCGTAGAGCTTTGATATATACAATGTCCTTTACTACTAAATTTTATCTTTATGGTCCTGTTACTTCGAGTAAGGTTATTAAGACAGTTCAGGTTGATCAATATACAGATTTGCCGGATCAATCACCAAAGAGAGAGCAGAGATACACAGTAACACCAGATCCAACATCAGCTGATGCAGATGATAACTTTGGATTTAATGAAACAACATCATTCTTCCAAGATGCAAAAGATTTTAATCCAATGACAGGTGAAGACGAATAATGAAAAACAATATTACCATGGCGAAAATTGATAGAGAATTGGGTGTTGTAGAGAAAATTGTTCCTCAAACTATTGATGTAGAAAACTATTCTCCTACTATCAATGAAGATGATTTAGAAAATGATTATGAATATCAAAGGAAACAATTTTATAATTTGGTTGAAAAGGGGAGCAATGCCATCGATGGTATTCTTGAGCTTGCTAAAGAAAGTGAACATCCAAGGACATATGAGGTCGCTGGACAACTGATTAAAAATGTAGCAGAGGTTACGGAGAAGCTTGGCGATCTTCAGAAAAAGATGAAGGAATTAAAAAAAGTACCAAACAACGCACCCAAGAATGTAACTAACGCTTTGTATGTTGGTTCTACAACAGAGCTTCAAAAAATGTTGAAGGACAAATAATGTCCGGTGATTCGGTCTATCTTGGCAATCCGAATTTGAAAAAGGCCAATGTTCAACAGACTTGGACCAAGGAAGAGGTTGAGGAATATGCAAAATGTATGAAAGACCCTATTTATTTCATACAACAGTATATTAAAATTGTCTCGCTGGATGAAGGCCTCATTCCATTTAAACTTTATGATTTTCAAAAGGAGATGGTGGGAACATTTCATAACAATCGTTTCACCATCTGCAAACTTCCTCGCCAGTCAGGCAAGTCAACCACCATTATAGCATATTTGTTGCATTATGTCTTGTTTAATCCTTCTGTCAATGTGGCGATACTTGCTAACAAGGCGGCTACTGCAAGGGACTTGTTGGGTAGACTGCAACTCGCATACGAAAATCTTCCAAAGTGGTTGCAACAAGGCGTTATGTCTTGGAACAAAGGGAGTCTTGAACTAGAGAATGGTAGTAAGATACTTGCTTCGTCTACTTCTGCAAGTGCTGTTCGTGGTGGTTCTTATAACATCATTTTCCTTGACGAGTTTGCTTATGTTCCTGCTAATGTTGCCGAACAGTTTTTTTCATCAGTATATCCTACCATTTCATCTGGTAAGACAACAAAGGTGATGATTGTTTCCACACCACACGGCATGAATATGTTTTATAAGTTGTGGAACGATGCAGAGAATGAGAGAAATTCTTATATTCCTATTGAGGTGCATTGGAGTGAAATCCCCGGCCGAGATGTTGCTTGGAAAGAAGAGACTATTAAAAATACTTCTGTGTCACAGTTCAACACAGAGTTTGAATGTGTTTCGGGTGATACAAAGATTGCTCTCAAAGACCCTGATACTGGAAAGATATTTAATGTAAGGATGGAAGCAGTATGGGCGCTATTGAGGATTTTCCGAAAAATGTCTAAAACATATGAAGTTCTATCGCCATCTGGGTTTGTAAAGTTTTCTGGTATACAAAAAGTATCACGCAGCAAATATCGTCATTTTATTTTCGATGATGGTGCTGAGTTAAAGTGTTCCCTTAACCATAGATTTGGTAAAGATGAGATATTAGCATCATCACTCTGTCACGGAGCAGAGTTGCAGGGTAAAAAGATACTCTATGCTGAAGATGTTGAGGAAGATATTGATTTATACGATTTGTTAAATGTTGGTGGTGAAAATCTCTACTACACTAACGGATTAGTATCACACAACTGTGAATTCCTTGGTTCTATTGACACTTTGATTACACCACAAAAATTAAGAACAATGTCTTATAAAAACCCAACACAATCTAATGCAGGGATTGACTTATATGAAAAGCCTGAGCCTGGACGAACATATGTGTTAGTTGCTGACGTTTCCCGTGGCACCAAGAATGATTATTCTGCATTTTTAATATTTGATGTATCTGAAATGCCTTATCGTATTGTCGCAAAATATAGAGATAATGAAATTAAACCTCTACTGTTTCCTTCAAAGATATATGATGTTGCTCGAGCATACAATCAAGCCTTTGTAACTATAGAAGTAAATGATATTGGTGAACAGGTTGCTAGTGCTTTACAATATGATTTAGAGTATGATAATCTTGTCATGGCTTCCATGCGTGGACGAGCAGGACAAATTCTTGGTGGAGGATTTTCTGGTGGACGAGCTCAATTAGGTGTGAGGACAACAAAGGCAGTTAAGAAAATTGGTTGTTCCAATCTCAAACAATTAATTGAAGATAATAAATTGATAATAGAAGACTTAGACATTATTAGTGAATTATCTACCTTTATTGTAAAGGGAAGTTCATATGAGGCAGACGATGGTTGTACGGATGATTTAGTTGCCTGTATGTTCATTTTTGCATGGATGACAGATCAAACTTATTTCAAAGAACTAACTGACATGGATATAAGACAAACTATGATGAGAGAACAACAGGACGCATTGGAACAAGATATGGCTCCATTCGGTTTTGTTGTTACTGGATTAGAAGATGAAAATATTGGTGAGATAGTTGATGAATATGGAACACGATGGAATCCAGTTGTTAGAGATTATGGTTCAAATTGGTAAAGAATTAAATAAATTCGATTAAGTCATTATGTGCTTTAATCCAACAATTCGAACATAATATGGTAGAATTGTTTATTAGATGAAATATTTCTTTCCGGCTATCATTACTAGTACCAACTCTTTTTGTTAATTTTCGTATTTCAGAATCATGAGGGTAGAATTTGAGACACATTGTTTCACTTTCACCACAGTGTTGGCAAGATTTGTCTGATAAAAATTCATTTAGTAAAACAATTCTTTTGCGGTAATTTCTGCGAGATACTTTTTTAATGGTGTCTTTATATTTTTCATAGTGAGCATTTGCCATAAAAGTATTTATACAATTCGACACATATAAAAAGTCATCTTGGAAAATCATTTTTTATAAATATTATCACAATAATAATAATAAAAACACTCTATTAATTAAAGGAGTAAAACAATGGGATTTTTAGTTTCACCTGGCGTACATGTCAGAGAGATTGATCTTACAAATGTTGTTCCTGCTGTACAAACTACGATTGGTGCCATTGCTGGTCCATTCCAAAAGGGCCCTGTGGGTTCTGTAGTTTCTATTGGTTCAGAACAACAGCTTTTAGAAGTTTTTGGTAAACCTCAATCTTCA